TGAGAATTGCGATCGTGCCCGCCGCACCACCAAGCGTGATCCCAGACGCTTGCGTCAGGCTGACGATGGTGGATGACGAGCTGTACGTCTCGCGGACTTGCATCCGCGCCGAGTAGCCGGTCAGGTCAATTGCCGTTCCAGCCGAGTCTTTCCACGTGAGCGTCAGCTGGAAGGTCTCGCCTTGATTGATCGTGATGTCAAACGTGTTGCCGAGCGCCATCAGCGTACCAACCCATCACGCTTGCGGTATGCCTCGAGCAGCACCTGTGCCTCTGGATGCAGCGCCCGCGTCTGGCGCAGGATGCCACCGAGGTCTTGGCTGCCGATCACGCCGAACGGCGAGGTGCGGCTCGACCAGACTGCACCGGCTTGAATCAGCGCGGACTGCTTGACCGCACTCGGAACCGATGGCCAGCCGAATAAGCCGACCACCTTCACGCCGCGATAGACGTTCTTTGGGAAATTCTTTGGATAGGTGACTGACACGTCAATCTGCGTGTACGGCCAGCCATCAAGTGCGGCATTGCCAGGCGCAAGGTTGTAGTCGGTGCCAGTCGTCCAGGTGGTCGGGTAGGTGTTATCGCCGAGGTCGTCCGTGGTCAGCGTCGTGATGCTGACAAGATCATCAATCAGCACGTATTCGTATGCCTCCGCCGTGTAGTAGCGCGTCTCGCTCGCGGTGCCGAAGCCTTGCTTGCGACCGCAGTAAAGGTCAATGAGCGCGTCGGTTGCATCAAGCACGGACTGCAGCGCCGTATCGTCGGCGCTGTCCGAAATGCCGATGCTTGCCTTTAGTTCGGCGAGACTTGCGTAAGACACTTACTTGCCTCCTGTATGCATAAACGTGACGGTCTCCGTGCCAGAAGATACTACGCCGTAGAGCGAGTCCTGTTGCGGCAGCCACAAGGTCACCGTATTTGCCTTATGCAGCTCAAGGCCAGTGCTCGTTGTCACGGCCGAGCCTCCAAGATAGATGGTCGTGTTACCACTTGTGTGCAGCAGAACATAGGACGCGCCGACGATGCCGGTCGTGATCAAGGTCGCCGCCGTGCCGATGCTGGTCTGCCCTGTCGTCAAGCTCATTCGCGCTCAACCCTTTCCCGCCCTCTGAGCGGCTGCTTTTCCACGGTCGCTGTCTCACCCCACCTGATCAGGATAGCGCGCTCTCCGTGGCTCCTAGATGCCTCTGCGTTGATTTTACGAGGTGCCCTGCGCCTGAGTAGATTCCGCATCCATTCCATCTTCCCTCCAAACGACAAACTGGCTGCCGAGCCGAAGCCCGACAGCCAGTCCATCAGAACCCTAATCCGAGATTAGGCGGCCGACTTGAGGAACTTCACTGCCGTTGATTGAACAAGGTCAGTGGCTCCGCGAATCGTGCACTTGTACGACACGAGGTCGTAGTCCCACGCGAACTCGCGTGAAGCCTCGATGTTGACGCCGCCAACGATCACAGTGTTGATCGAGGCGAGGTCGCCGAAGAGGATTCCGCGCGCGCCAGATGCGAAGTCAGCGATTCCGCCGGTCGTATAGACAGGCTTGCCGAGGAGGCGATCAACGCCACCCTGTCCGCCTGGCTGGAAGATCGGCACTGACGATGACGTAATCCCGAGAATCGTCCCGAGGTTGCTGTCCGTCGTCAAGAACGCCGCCTTCGGAGCATTGCGGTATTGCTGCTTCACTGAGTACTGAAGTCCAACCAACTCAGCGTAGGTTGGGGTGAACGTGCCCGCAACAGCGTAGGAACCAGCAGCGGTCGCAACCGCAGTACCAGCTACAGCACCGTGCTTGACGGCAACTTCAGCGCCCATCTTCTCGGCAATCATCGCGCTCAGGTCAAACGCCGCGTCAGTGACGAGTTCGTTCGTGACCTGAAGGATCAAGCCGTACTTGACAGGAGTGAGCGAGAGTGCGGACATCGTGCCGTCCGACTCGGTGATCTGCGCCGCTTCAGCGAACGAACCAGCAGTACCAAGAGCCGTGACTCGTGGGAACTGGATGTTGTTGCCGGTTGCGACGTTGTAGACCGACACCACGTCCGCATTGAGGAATGGGTTTACCTGGCCAGCAACAACCGACACGCGGTTGAAAATGTCCACTGGGTTGCCCAGACCAGTGCTGCGTGAAACATCGCGGCGCTCGAAGGTCTTGCTGCCACCAGTGCGCGCAAGCTCTCGAAGTTCCGCGTTGTCGTCTCGATCAACCTTTGGAGCGATGGCAACAGCCTTCTCTGCGCGAGCTGCATCAGCAGCGGCGCGAGCCTCGGTTGCGGCCTTCTCCGAACGAATAGCCTCAGCGATTGTGCCAGCCTCTGCAACGAGACCGTCAAACTGCTGCTTGGCGTCGCCTTCAAGAACTCCACCCTTCTCGGCGAGTTCCGTGGCGATCGCCTGAGCCTGCGTAAGCAGGTTCGCTCGCTTGTCAGCGAGTGCGTCGTACGTCATTTCTAACTCCTTGCGTCCAAGTGGACGCGCTTCTCTATTTGCCTTTGTTGCCTGACTCACCCAGCGGGATGGTCAACGCGAGGGCTTGCGAACGTAGCGCAGCGGGTCGCGGACCTCGTGGCCTTAGAGTTCCTGATCGAGCAGGCGCTTTGCTTTCAACAGCGCAAGCGCAACCGTCGGATCAACTCCGACAGGCTTTGCTGGCGCCAGTCGCTCACGCACCTGGTCAATCACCTGGACCTCATCTTCGGTCAGCGGTTTCGCTGCCTTGATGCTTTCCAGCGTATTCATTAGCCGGTCGCCGTCAACGCCGAGCTTTGCGGCGGACAGTTTGCGAACGGCACCGAGTCCGATCGTCGCGGGATAGGCAGGTGTCTGCCCTGCGGACAGGATGCTCACCTCAAACAGGTTGATCTCGTTCAGCGTGCGTACGTTGTCGTCCCACTCATCGCCATTCTTCGGGACGCTGAATCCGTACGATGATCCCATTGAGCGCGACTCGTGCGTCAACTTGCTGATGACGCTCGCGGCGTCAGGATCTGCAGGATCAAGCTTCGCCTCAACCCGAAGGCCGCGCTCGTCCTCGCTGAGTCGCAGTCGTCCACTCGCCGTCGTCGCGAGCGCGCGCGTCTCGTCGTGACCGAACAGGAATGCAATGATCTTCTTGCCGTCGGCGACGCGCTTCAAGGTTCGCGTGAACGCGCCTGGCTTGATGATCTCGGTGAACTGCATTCCATCAGACGGCGTGTTGAACAGCGCCGCGTAGCCGGTGAATGTCTTCTGCCCATCCTCGGTGTCGGTGACGCTAAAGTCACCAAGCGGCAAAGCCCTCGTTTCTAGTTCCTTCACGTCAAGGATCTCCCTATCTTCTAGCGCGGCAATGACGCCTTCTGCCCATCCTACAACGCGGTCGGCGCTTCCTCGTTCTGTGGGAGTCACGCCCCACAGGAACGCGGCCACCGCTCCAGGCCCTGGGAAGTCTTCGTTGTCTGGGTCGCTGTTTTGTGCGACGCCTTCCCAGTCCACACGGTGGCGCGCAATCCACGCAATCATCCTTCGGACCTTCTGATCGCTGACGCGGCCTGCCGCAAGGTCACGCGCGTCGTTGATCGTCTGCTCGACCAGACCATCACCGCCAAGTCCGTCGGCGTAGTACTCCAGGCCACGTTCGGCCGCTCGCTGGATGTAATCGGGAACGTCTACCAAGACGCGCAGCTGGTTCTCCTCCTTCGGCTTCGCGTACTTCGGATGCTCTGGATTCAGCAGGTCGTTGTCGCCGACGTAGGCTGCGTTCTCAGGACGGCCATTCTTTGCAAGATAGAGAAACGCATTCACTCGTGCCATCGCCCACTGCTCACGTGTGGTGCCCGGTCGGTGGCTCACAGAGTACGCGCCAGACCCTCGGCGATAGACCGCGCGCAGCGCGTCTACGCGCACTCTCGTCCACGAAGGTCGGCCCGCTTTTTGCATCTCTTCGTTGTGGTCGTCGCTCTTTTTTTGCAGCGCCGTCTCAGTGGCTTCGCTCAACTCGATGTCGCCAAGCTTGCCTTTGGCAGAACCTGGCTCGTTCTTGTCGCTGCCAGTGATCTGATCGCTTGGCGGCGCAGGCGCATCTGCTCGTGCCTCAGCGTTTGGCTGCCACGCGTTGCAGTAGTAGGCGCCGTTCACGTAGTCATCCC